TATCTGCTGTTTAATATCATAAGACTTCATTTGTCCTCCTTCATCAATTCTCCAACCATAAAATCAGATAACGTATTAGCCTCGGATGTTGATAGACCAAACCATTCACGCTGAGGAAGAGTTGCCGTCCCTTCATCATGATATACACCATAGGAGCTACCATCAGTGACTGATACAATATTTTTCCTACTTGATACATTAATACTATTTAGCATATTTCCTGAATCAACCAAATTAATTGAACGTCCATCAACAACACTATTCTCAAATACTGATGAATCTATTGAACGCCCTAGTCTAGTTCTAGTCTGAATCATTTTTTTTGCCATCGCCCCAATCTTTTTCTCGTTGAAAGTAAGCTTGATTTCAAAAGTAGAATTACTCATTATCTCGAAAGTTCCCCTGAAGACCATGCAAAATTGGTTCTATCGGCATCAGCACTGAATGATTTAAGGACCTTAAGCGAGGTTCTTATTTTGGATCTATATAGATTGAAATACTTCTCCGCTTTAGTGACATTGCCACCCTTAGTCTGTCCTTTACTTATATCTGAATAGATAAGGTGGAGAGTAAGGTAATCAGAGGCCATTTCAAAGACCTCTGTGTTACTTATATCATCAATATCACCCGGAGTATCGAGGAATAGATAGATTTCGTCCCTAACTAAATCTTTAGCGATGTCAATCTTACTATCCCAGTCGTAATCTGTTAATGAATTCACATTAGCTTCAAATCTTGCGATTGAGTCTGCCGTGCTTAATATAACTGTACTCCAAGTCATTTTATTTACCTACTTTTTAAGATACGTCAGAAATAACTTGAACTCCGTGGAGGTCGTTAGATTCAGCTACTTTAAAATAACTGTTTCCTACGAGTTGGTTACCAGCACCAGGAGCATTTCTTGCAACTTCAATAGTAACCATGTTATCAATATTCTCGCCTTTATATCCACCAGAGAATGCATCTGAAGTAAACATAACACCAGTAGCGTCATCGTCGTCATCTATTACAATAGCGTTTGACTTAATTACATGAGCACCATAAAGTTTACCAACGTAGCCATTTATTACTGCGCCATCTACAATCTCACCAAGACTAGAAGCCGTCATTAATGAAATCACTCCTTTAGGTCCGTTCAATTGTTTTGGATGTAAAACTAGAAATTTTTCACCGAACGCATCAGCTGTGTCAAGTAAACCAACGGCTTCATCGATATCAGATAAAGAAAGAGTTGCAGCTGCTGTTCCAACGCTCTGAGATAAACCCGCAATCAATGCTGATACCTGAGCATCAAATTTTTTGGCAAGAATTCTACCAATAGTAAATCCAGCTGTACCATTAACATCATCACCTGATCCCATTGCTAGCAAGTCAGTAACTTCGACTGCATAGTAATTTCTTTCTACTGATATATCAACTGGAGATGAAACTAGCGTATTCATAGTAGCATTAGAACCTTCACCATTTTCTACGTCATCGATATCGAGAGCTGCATATACTGGAATTCTCGCAATCACTGTCCCTGGTTGAACTTTTACCATGTTAATAATGTTTTTGAAAACTGATCCTTCGTTGAAGTTAATGATTGCATCACCAATTGTATAACCCAATGCACCAGTAGTGGTAGTAGTAGTTGAAACTGCCATTTTTAAATCCTTTTACAATATAGGCTTTGATTTACCATAAAGGTAGACCCATATCTATATTTGTATCACTGTATAGTGAGAAGTATGTCATATTAATGCTTCTTTTTCCATTTAGCTGCTGCTCGATAGTCATGTTGTACCCATTCAAGATACGTATCATACCCCCCGAATTTACCTTTCTTGCTAGTCTCTGCCTTCGGTGGAGGAACTGACTCTCCGGGAACTTTAGTAGCTTCACCGAAATAACCAATGTCATCATATATTGCATAACTATTTAAATTTGAAGTTATCTGTTCTGATGTTAAGTCATCGCCAAAAGCAAACTTGCCTTTAACCTTTTGAATTTTGTCGTACTGAGCATCGCCTTTCTTCGCATCGAATATAGAGGACTTGCTCTTCCATGATTCGAGATTCTTGGTAGTAATTGAATTCTGATGTCCATTCCATTTTCCCATGTAATCATCACGTTGACTAGTTACGGAAGCTAATTGTTCGTTTAATGTCGAGAACCCTTGTATAGTTGACTGCGCGTCTGCAATATCTGCTCTCAATGCATTCCGTTCCGTAGTTACTTCAGTAAGTCTTGATGCTGGGATACCTGTTAAAATACTCTTTAGATCACTTACAAGATTGTCGTTCGTTTCTACTCCATGTTTTACTAATAATTCTTTTACTGTTACTGCCATAATTCCTCCGTTTTTTTACCGAGCACTACTCGTTGAGGTTTGTTGTTGTTGGGCTCAATGCTAGTTCTCTCTCTGCTTTCTCTACTTCAATTTCAAGAAGTCTATTCTCAAGAACTTCCTTCTCTGAGTAATCTATTTCGAATTTATTAAATTCAACGTCTAATACCATGGAGTCAATTGAATAAGTGTTGCTGACATGAGTATTGTATGTCTGAGCTATTAATGAGATCAAGTCAATTATCGCGGGAAGGTATTTGCTTCGATTTATAGTTGTTTGTCTTAATAGTTTTATCATTGATAGTTTTAATTCATAACCTGAGCTATAAGTCTTACTATCTTTTCTATAACTATCTCCGGACAATCCTGCACTCTTCGCTGCTGATGCCATTTTGTCATTAACCATTATCCACATTTGCTCTAATTTAGGATTAGGGGTTATATAACTAGCGTCGGCTTGATGATCAGATGCGGAAGATACGTCAGGAGGAAGATTGAGATAGTTACTTACCCCGAAATTAATAGGGAGCGAACGATCCAATCCACGAGTAACCAATGTACTGAATGCTTGATAGGCCACCGTGTATGCTATATTGGTTAAATCAGAAACTATATTTCTATGAGAGGCTATCGTACTGTTTTTCTTTTTACTCCAAAATGAATTAGTTGAGTATTCTAAAGAGAACCATGTAATCGGGATTCTACCATACGAGTGCTCAACAATCTCTGTCAATGGATTCATTGACCCATTAGAATGATCAACTGATACGTATTGGAAGTAAGTAGGTGTCCACATAACGTAAGTCTGAACTGAATCTGCCTTAGTAGGGCTATCAAACCGTGGAGATACCTCGTAATACAATTCGGTTATTACAGTGGGGTCATAAGCACTCTGAGTAACGAAACAGGTATCTGGAGTGATAATATCCAATTTAATCTTACCGTCTCTAAACGATGGCATTACCCCTGTTTTGCCAACCAAGTTAACCATAGAGTCTACTGATTGCATAGTTCCCCATAATTTAGATTCTATTAATAAGTTTTTCAGCTTATTAGTCAATGAATCATTCCCTTTAATTTCAATATTGGGGATAGTTGAAAAAGCAATACTCTTATCATTTGTTATCATTTCAGTCAATGGGTACTTATCCATGTACTTCTTTAACTTGTAGGATGTCTCTGGATAGAGATAATCCAAATGGTCGGAGACATAACTATCTTCATCGTTATTATAATAATCAAGATAAGACGCCATTTCATTACGCCTAGCCAGATCATCTGTCCATTTAACATTCCTTACATCTTCTGATACATTATATAAACTCATTTAACCTCCATATATATTATATAGTGTTCTATAATCCTATTATTCAATTTATTTTTTATTCCTTGAATCAACCATTGCTCTATAAAACCGTCTTTCAGCCATATAAGTTAATGCATCGCTAATATGGGTAAGAGTCTTATCCGATCCATCTATGAGTCCATCATCTGTTAACGCTACTTGCTCAAGGTCTCTTACTAGGTGAGTACAATTGTCTTGGATAATAAGCCAGAGCTTACTAAATGCATTATTAGTTATTGCTAACCTATCTTTTATTCTCGCCCGCTTATTCCCAATAACCTTCCACCCGGCGGTTTTCAACAAATTAAGGTCGGTCCAACCAATAGGAGCATTGGTAGATCTCTTATTTCCAGATAAATCGGGGTATACTTCTACATTAAACTTTGGATATCGCGCTGTTACTGATTCAACCATGCTGGGAGTATTACTATTATGGAGATAGAATTCATCAAATACGATTATCTTATTTGGAGCTACTTCTTGCCCAATGGTAGCTGTCATGGGATTAACGTTGAAATCAAGTCCAACGAGGAGCGGTTTACGATTCGTGGGTTTATATCTTGATGAGACTAAATTGAATTTCCTATTGAATCCATAATAAGCCTTACCACCAATAAGATTAACAAACTGCCCTGCAAGATACTGTTCGATCAACTGATCGTCGTACTGTTCTATCAATGACTCGATATAGTCTCGGGGGATATATTTATTCCATCTAGTGTCAGCCTGGTATAAATTACCAACTTTATCTAATACAAACTTTTTATGAGTAAGCCTAAACCCTTCTGGGGTTGTGAATACGGTAAACGTTCCATTCTCATACATACGAAGTCTGGACATGATTTTAACCCATGCAATTTCCTGCTTGGACATAAGCATAATATCAAATTCATCAATATAGGCATCGCTGATCTCAAATCCAACTATATTCTCCGGCTTATGCATTGATCTGAACCAGATAGTCAAACTAAAGGCTGGGACAACCATAACCTTGGCTGTTAAATTTAACGAGTACTTTATATTATGCTCTCTCAAGTAAACTTCGAATCCTAGGATGTTGACATCTCTCAATAATGGATGAGTCGGGGCGAATACGCCAGCAACCGAACGTTGACCATTAGATCTACGCCATTGGGCAGTAGCAAGAACCTTAGATATAAGAGTATAACTCTTAGCTGAGCCGAATCCTCCAACGAAGGCAGTGAACTTAGATCTATCAAATACAACCTCGGCTTGGTAATCCATTAGTTTTGTCTGTTTAGTAATGCCTCTAATCTTCATTTCTTTTCTCCTCATTAACAAACTCTAGTTCTATTACCTGTGAATTATCAACCATTGGATTGAGATCAGGGTTACGTTTATACTTTGCCCCATTAAGGTTAGTAGTAAGGAATATATTGGCAACGACATTAACAGCAAGATACTTCTTAGTCTTTTTTATATACTTACTTTTAACCTCGCCCTTATTATCCACTTTAATCTCAGTAACAACCTCTTCAACGAAGCCACCCAATGCAGCTTTATACATAGCATTCTCTAATTGTTCGATGATTTCAACTCTTCCTCTTTTATACGCGGCAAGGAAGGAAGGGTATCTTTTCAAGTATTTATAGAACGTAGTCTTACTTATACCTAGATTATGAGATATCTGAATATCGCTAAGTCCTTGTTTCTTATAGAGTTCTACCTTGAAGTCCATATCCTCTTCATGACCCATGTATTTACTTCTAGCCATTATAATCTTCTATGTCTGTGTGTATTGATAGTATTGATGATTTAAACATTAGTCAGTACCGGGGATTCACCAGTGAAATTAGTCCACGCCGAGACGATGACATCTGCTTCAATTGTGTCTTCTCCAACGAATAGCTTATTTGTACCTAATAGCCATATCTCGCCCTGAGAGCATTTACTTTCAATCTCCTTGAATATATCCTCTTCACCAGAGATCTCCTCTCCGGAGGCAGGATCTATCTCATCAAACCCAAAATCACCCATATTGAGTAGGCCTTCTAGTTCAATTGCTAGTAACTCTTCATCAAATCCGGTATTCATAGTTAATTTGTTGTGTACTAACCCGTATTCTATTCTCTCTTGATCATTGAGGTTGTCCAATACAATTACTTCGACATCTACATGCCCCATTTGGATAACAGCTTTGAGAGTACCATTCCCGGTAATAACTACATTATCGGATGAGATACCTATTGGATCATTAAACCCGTAACGCTTAATAGAATCAATTATCTGATTAATTTGTTTCTTTGTATGAACCTTTGAGTTATTTGAGTAAGGTATTAACTCAGTTACCTTTCTTTTTTCTATCTTCATTGTTTTTCTCCTTGAACCAGAGGATTATGTCCTTCAATGATTCAGTTTTGTATTGCGTGGTTACTCGGTTGTTAACGATATTTTGTATATAATATGTTACAATAGTTTTGAAGTCTTTAACCTTGGCTCTCTTACGTAATATATAATATGATTCGTTGATTTGATTGATTCGATTCATTGACTGCTTCTGGTGGGGTTTCAATTGTCCGTCGTTATATTTACATTCGAGGATAAAAACAGCTTTAGGGGTTATTAAAACCCCGTCTGCAAATCTCTTCTTAGCTGCTACAAATGACTTACCATTTCTTTTTATGATGTTTGACTTAGTGATGATAACGTCAGGTACCTTCTCGTAAATACACCCCAGGTACGTAGCCAGTTTAGCTAGATCACGTTCAAACCTAACCTCTCCGTTATTCATTATGCCATTCCTGTACCTTAACCATTTTATATCTCCTATTTTCGTTTGATAATTATTCGAGCATAAATACTAGAGTATAACTCACTAGTTGCATAATCCTTAAAACTAGGAACTTTATCTTTTTTAGGATTATATGGTCGGTATAATGTCCCTTTAGCATTAAAAGTAAATCTTCCAGTAGACTCTCCGTATTTATCAAGAATTTCCATCTTTTTATTAGAAGAAAAAGAAATCGATCCTATTATTCCTAATGCATTCACCTCAAATTGCTTCGGATTAAATTTCCCCAAAAACGTAATAGGGACTCCCATCGCTCCGAAATAATCTTTCGGAATGTGCTTAACTTTATCGACATTTATAGCATCGTAGTTATCGTATTTCGGGTAGTCTACTTCGTTACCCTTATATGACTTATACAAAAACAATTCCTCGTTCCTTCTGCCGTGGGCGAGATTGGTAAACCATATAGCCTGAGCTCTCCCTAGAACAACGCCGTCAACAATTTTATATCCACTGCCTTCTTTTTTTGTCTCTTGTAATTCTGACGCAAACTCCGCCGATACGCTAAACAACATGTCTACCCCCATAGATTTAACGCCCAACCACACCCTCCCGGCCTTAATATATTTAAAAACCTCTTTGTAGGTTATAGCACTAGGATTGCCAACTATCACGAACTTTTTATCATGCTCCATCAACTGGGCAATATATTCA